AACCAAGCATTCTTTGGTGTAGCATTCGGTCTTTCATTTGAACCGCCCAATGCCTTTGTAACAAAAGAACAAGCAATTTCATACAGCATCGTATTCGGAGGAATTTAATTATTATGGCAAAAAGAAGAGAAGAAAGATATCGTTTTGATGCTGCAAATGGAAAGGTGTTTATTTCTGATAGACACACAGCTAATGATATTCTAATTATTATCAACGCAACAGATGGCATTATTCTTGCCAACCAGTTAGATCCTGGCAAGAAATTTACAACCACATATTTTCAACAACCAGTTTCAAATGCAGATTGGAAATATTCTACTGATGGATATACTGAGGTAGATCTGCTTTATGATACAACTGGAATGTCCGACACGGACGAACTTACAATCTTTATCGATGAAGATCAGAGAGGTCTCACTGTTCGCCCATATGATTTTGGTGTTGATGCAATTGAAAGAATTAGAGTATCAAATCCACAATCGTTGATTGATGCTGACTTTGAATATGGATTGCAGCAAAGTAAGTGGCAAGATCTTGGTTTAAATAGAAATTATCCATCTTTCTTTGAACTTGTTGGACCTGCAATCCCAGTCGATAGCATTACATCTCAAGGAGCAGCAACTTATTCTGTGCTTCGTATAAGTGTTGCAGCAGGAACAGCTCTTGATGTAGGAACACCCGTATCTATAACTGGAACGTCTAATTCTTTGGGTGATGGTTTGTTTGCTGTTGTTGCAAATAACGCCCCAACTCTATCTACATTTGATGTTCTTGCAAAGGGAAGTATTCCAGCAGGAGATATTAACAATACGTACACTGTAGTAAAACAAGGTGGAGTTTATGCTGGTGGAGCATTAAATGTCTCCACTATGAGTGGTGATGGAGCTGGTGGTAATGTAACTATTACCTTTGGTGATGAACATGGATTAGTTCCTGGATCTCCCATTCTTGTTGTTGATACAACAGCAGGAACTCAAACACATGAGGGTAGATTTTTTGTAAATTCTGTTCCAGATGGAACTTCTATTGTATATGATGCTGGACAAACAGTAACTACTGGCGCAATTACTACTACTAACATTAGTGTTTATGCTATTAATGACTCTTTCTTCATTCATAGACCATTTGATGGTGGTGTCCTTATGGGTCCTGGAATGCCAGTACATGGTATTGAAGCAAAGAGACAATCAAAAAGATATTTTAGATACCAGTCAGGTAAAGGATTTTTGTTCTCCACTGGTATCTTGTTCAATCCAGTTTTTGACATTTCTAACGCAACATATAGTGCTCCAAACATTACTATTACAACTGAACTTGCACATGGTTTACAAGAAGGAGCAACTGTAAAACTTGCTGGTATTGACAGTGCTAACTATAATGGAACTTATGTTGTAAATGGAATTACAAGTGATTTTAGTTTTACTGTGCCCGCTGCAACAGCACCTACTGTAACCCCTGCAGTTTTTGAAGATCAACCAAGACTTACAATTACTAACTGGAGTGGATCAGCACTACACTGCGGATTGTTTGATGACACCAATGGTGTTTTCTGGGAATATGATGGAAATAATCTTGCAGTAGTTAGAAGATCTTCTACGTTCCAACTTGCAGGATTTGTTTCATTTGCTAATGGATCTAATACCATTACTGGTACAAATACAAGATTTTTACAACAATTAAAAGTTGGAGATAAAATCGTTGTACGCGGTCAAACTCATTTGGTTACATCAATTGCCAGCGATACAACTCTTGGAGTAACACCTGCTAATCGTGGAATTACTGTATCTGATGTAAAAGCAACTCTTGTGAAAGAATTGAGAGTTACTCAATCTCAATTTAATTTAGATCGTATTGATGGAACAGATACACCATCTGGATATCACATAGATCTTACAAAGATGCAGATGGTTGGAATTCAGTATTCTTGGTATGGTGCTGGATTTATTGACTTTATGGTTCGTGGTGCTCGTGGTGAATGGATTAATGTTCATCGTATGACTAATAATAATGTTAACGACGAAGCATATATGAGATCTGGTAACCTACCAGCTCGTTATGAAGTTAATAATTCCACTATATTGGGTAAGTTAGCAGCAACATCTGGAACTTCTGGAGATCTTACACTTGCCGATGCATCATTATTCCCCGATGCATCAGCAACATACCCAGAATATGTTTTAATTACCAGTGATCAAAGTGGGACAATTAGGCATGAAGTTATTTCATACACTGGTAAATCTGGCAATACCTTAACAGGAACTACAAGAGCAACTTCATATGATTTGTTCTTATCTGGATCTTCCAGAACGTTCCAGGGTGCATCAACAGCATACGATCATCCTGCTAAATCTGGTGTTATTTTACTTAATACTACATGTGCGCCAACAGTTTCTCACTGGGGATCTGCCGTCATTATGGATGGTGGTTTTGATGAAGATAGTGGATATTCATTTAACTTATCTGTTGCTGATTTTACTGTTCCTGGTGGTTCATCTCGTGTGTTAGCTGCATTTAGACCCTCTCCATCAGTATCAAACTCACTTCCTGGCGAACTGGGAGAAAGAGAAGCATTAAATCGTTCAAGAACTCAACTCACTGATATTTCTATTAATAATAACAATAATACAAACTTAGAAGTCACTGCAATTCTAAATCCAAGTAATCTTGGAGCTGTTGATTGGCAAAATGCAAATACAGCAACAATTGGTGCTGCAACTGTTTTCCAACCATCATTTGCACAATATGCGACAACTGGAGGGGATCTTCTTAGTCCCAATACAGGAACTCCAATAGACGGAGAAGTTCTGTTCAGATTCTTGTCAACCTCTGGTACTATTGGAATTCCTGTTGGAGGATCTCAATTTGGAGCTGGATTGGGACAAGTTAAAGAACTCCAAAATTCTATTTTGGGTGGTAACAATACATATCCAGATGGTCCAGATGTTATCGTAATTTATGTTACTAACAACACTACTGGTGGTCAATCAGCAACTGCATCAGTAGACCTACTCATTAGATGGCAGGAGGCACAAGCATAATGGCATTATCAAGAGGTCAAATACTGGTCAATCCAGAAATAGTTAGCGGTACTGCATCGGTTGGGGCAGAGATTATTTTATTTGATGGTGGAACAAGTACAATCACCATCAAATCTCCAAATTCTTTATCAGGAGATTATACACTTATTTTACCAGGGGATGATGGAACTCCAAACCAAGTTCTTCAAACTGATGGTAGTGGGACTTTAACTTGGACAGATCTAACTGCAACTCCTGCTGGATCTGATACTCAAGTTCAATATAATAACGCAGGATCTCTTGGAGCATCTGCAAACTTTGCTTGGGACAACACAAATTCTCGTCTTGATATTACAGGTGATCTTCAATTGAAAGGTGCTGGAGAATTACGTTTTGCTGATGGAGACAGTAGTAATTACATTTCATTTGCTTCTCCTGCTACGGTAGGAACTAACTATGATGTAATTCTTCCAGATGCAATTCCCACATCTACAGGAACTGTATTGGTTGTTGATTCAATCGTTTCTGGTGTTGCAACACTGATTTGGGACTTCCCAAGTCTTGGAACTACACAATCTCCTGGTGGAGATGCCGATGGATCTGTTCAATACAATATTAGTGGAACATTCACTGGCGAAACTGCATTTAAGTATAATCAGACAACAAATACACTATCTGTTGATAACATTAGTGCTGGATCAGTAGCAGTAGATAATATTACTATTGATGGAAACTCAATTACTTCTACTGATACAAACGGAAATATTGATTTAGATGCAAATGGTACTGGAGTTATCAGAATTCTTGATGGAGCATCTATTAGTTTCCTTGATGATGACAACACTAACTTTGTAAATCTTACTGCTCCATCATCAGTCACTTCAAATTATACTATCACTCTTCCTGCTGCTGGTGGTTCTGCTGGTGAAATTCTTCAGTTTGATGCATCTCAAAATGCTTCGTTTGTATCTAATGCAAGAACTATAAACTTCATTATTGATGGTTTCAATAATGTAATCACTGTAGGAAGTAAAGGATATGCAATTATTGAAGGAGACTATCAAATAGAAAGTTGGAAAATAATTGGAGATCAAAGTGGAAGTATTGGTGTTCAAATAAATCAAGATACATATGCAAACTTCCCAGCAGGATTGTCTTCAATCATCACACCATCAGTAACTACTGCACAAAAGAATGCTGCAACTATTACACCAGTATCAGTTTCTTCGGGAGATGTGTTAGAATTTGTAGTTAACTCAGTAACATCATTCGAAAAAGTTACAATCGCACTTAAATTAACACCAGTATAATATTATGGCAACTGAACTATTATTACCAGACTCTGTTGTATCGGCAGTTAATTTAACTGCGGCTATTGCTGATTTAGATGAAGGTGTAGATAACTTTGATGGTGCATATGCCACTACTCAAGGAGCAAATGGAAACACCTTATTAGTATTAGGATTCCCTACACCAACTGGAGTGTTGACAACTGGTGCTGGATTGCAAACTTTCCGAGCAAGAGTTCGTAAGAATTCTGCTAATGGTGCTACAACTACAGTAAGGATAGAAGTTTATGAAAATGGAACCACTATTGCTCAAGGTCCAACCGAAACTATTACATCAACAACTGGTGTTGATTTAACTCCTTTTACTTGGGATGCCTCTATCCTTACTTTACAGAGTGGAGTTAACGTAGAAATTGGTATTGCTCAACAAGGTGGTGGACAAGGTGGTAGAGCAAATAACAGAAGATGGATAGAAGTAGATACTGCTGATTGGGAGGCAGACTTCCAACCACCTCCAGGTTTTGGTGAATATGCCTTTGCAACTATCTTTTGATAAATACTTAATAAAGTAGGTTGTAAGGATGGCTCAACCAGCATCTAGGGCAGAGTTTACTGATTACTGCCTAAGAAAATTAGGCGCACCAGTATTAGAAATTAATGTTGACGTAGATCAAGTTGATGATCTGATTGATGACGCCATTCAGTTCTTCCAAGAGAACTGCTACAATGGTATGGAGAGAGCATACCTAAGACATAAAATCAATGCTGATGATCTAACAAGATTTGATGGTGAAGATACTACAGCATCTGGAACTACTAATTGGGAAGAGGCAACAAATTATATTCCTATTCCTAATCACGTTGTTGGCATTACAAGAGTATTCGGTCTAGTCAGCAACTCAATCCGTTCAAACCTTTTTGGCGTTGAGTATCAGTTGTTCCTAAACGACTTGTATGCGTTTGGATCACTTGACATCCTTAACTACTATATGAACAAGCAGTATCTAGAGACACTGGATATGGTCCTCAACAATGGATCATTCCAGCAGTTTAGATACACTATGCGCCGTGATCGTTTGTATCTTGATATCAATAAGTCATTCCTCAAAGAGGACACATGGCTCTTGATTGAAGCACATCGTCTCGTTGATCCCACAGACGCAACTGAAATGTATAATGATATGTTCTTGAAGAGATACGCTACTGCTCTAATCAAAAGACAGTGGGGTCAAAACATGATCAAGTTTAATAACGTACAACTTCCTGGTGGTATTACCATGAATGGAAGACAATTGTATGAAGATGCTCTAGCAGAAATTCAGCAAATAGAAAGCGAAGTTCTTAGCAAGTATGCTATTCCACCTATGGATATGATCGGATAAGATGCCTACTAGTCACTATTTTCCTCAGGATTATCAAAATAATAAATCAGAGACAAGTTTAATTCAAGACTTGGTAGACGAACAGATCAAGCTGTTTGGTTCTGATGTAATATACTTGCCTAGACAAAATATTACGGATGGAGTTTTAGATGAAATTATTCATTCAGAATTCAATCGTCATATTACATTGGAAGTCCTGCTTCAAAATGTACAAGGTTTTGGTGACAACTCTGAATTCATTAGTAAATTTGGTTTGAAGATTACTGATGAGATTAAGATTGTTGTATCTAAAAGACGATGGGAAGACGAAGTTTATAAGTTGACAGATGCAATCAAGATCAGAGAAAGACCAAATGAAGGGGACCTAATATATTTTCCACTGACAGAAAATTTATATGAGATTAAATTCGTAGAAAGAGAAGCACCTTTCTATCAGTTAGGTAAGATTTATTTCTACACTATGACTTGTGAAATCTATGATGTTGGTAATGATAAATTTGATACTAATATCCTTGAGGTTGATAATGTAGAACTAGAAAACGATTACTCTATTGCAATTAAACTTGCAGAAGGTGGAAGTGGAGATTACATCAAAGGTGATATTATTGAGTACCACTCTGTTTCTGATGATGGTAACGGTGGATTTATTTACACTCCTCTTGGAATTAAAGCGACAGTTGCTGATTGGTATGCTCCAACTAGAACATTGAAACTAATTAATGTTACTGGAGACTTTGCTGCTGGTCAAGCTGTTCTGAAAGAAGATGGATCAACATATCAAAGTGATGGTCTGTGGATTATCGACACTCAAGATCCAACTGTGAATATCGATAATGGCAATAATGAATATGATGATAATAAATATATTGAACAGGCTGCTGACGATATTCTCGATTTCACTGAGAGAAATCCATTTGGCGAATACGGTAACTTTACTGATCCATTCTAATGTTAGGTTCTCATTTTTACAACGAAGCAATAAGAAGAACAGTTATTGCTTTTGGTACTCTTTTTAATAACTTAGAAATAAAAAGAACAGATCCTTCTGATGGTTCGGTTATTGAACAGCAGAAAGTTCCACTTGCTTATGGACCTAAGCAAAAGTTTATTGTTAGGTTGGAAGAAAATCCAGACCTAAGAAAAGTATCAATCACATTGCCACGTCTCTATTTTGAGATGACAGGTCTTGATTACGATCCTTCCCGTAAGACATCACCAATTCAAAAATACAAAACTATCATTGATGATAATGGTGGCGAAGTCAGAGTGCAATATGTTCCTGTTCCTTATAACATAAATTTTGAACTTGGACTTATCGCAAAATCACAAGATGATGCTTTACAGATGGTTGAACAAATACTTCCATACTTTCAACCATCATTTTCTTTGACTCTCAATATGATTCCAGACATGGATGAAAAGAGAGATGTTGCTTTTATTTTGAACAGCATTAGTCATGAAGATACTTGGGATGGTGATTTTTTGCAGCGTAGGTATATCACTTACACACTAAATTTCACTGCAAAAACTTATCTCTACGGTCCATACAATACTGCTAACGTTATCAAGAAAGCAATTATTCACGAAACGATTGGTGATAATAACGTAAGTCGTAGAACTATTACGAGAACATATACACCCAAAGCAACAACAGATATTAATGACGATGGAAACATCGATGGTCTAGATGATCTTCTACTGACTGCTGGTGATGACTTTGGATTTAATGAAGGAATTGAATTCTTATGAGCCTAGAAGAAAACATGGAGGAGATCCTCAATATCAGTGCTGAACCTGTGGAAGAAAAACCACCAGTAAAGGTTGAGAAAACTGATGACGATCGCCAAAAAGATTATGAATATACCAGAGGCGAACTATACAGCCTCATAGATCAGGGTCAGGAGGCGGTCAGAGGCGCTTTAGAGGTCGCTCAGGAGTCAGGGCACCCGAGAGCGTATGAGGTCGCTGTAGCGG